AGCCAAGGTGAGAACAGCAACGTATTGCTCAACGGATTTTTCACCCTGACCATTTAGACGTAGAACACCCACGCCCATCCCTTTGTTTGCTTTGCGATCATGAAGTTGGCGCATAAGGCCAGACAAATCTAAGTTTGTCCTAGCCTTGATTTCAATGTCCAGGCCATCTATTCCGGTGATGTCTGAGCCATCTCTACCAGCTCCAACAGGTAGTGCATGCTTCCAGCCTTGCGCTTGCAGATATTCTGCTACAATACGCTGCGTTGCATAGCCTCGGTGCTTGCGACTTTGATTACTCACTTAGTTAGTCCTAACTTGGCATGTGTGGCATTTGCAAGGTTTCGTAGACCCAGCCGTTATTGGCTCATTGCAATTGTCGCACACGTCAAGTGTTTTATCCATTACTAACACATTAATCACCCCGCTATCAATTCTTCATCTTCTGGCCTAAATGACCATGTTCCATCTTTGCCTAGCATCATCCATATCATCTTGCAATGCTCAGCTTTACGCTTATATGGCAATGAACAACCCCAGCCACGATATGCACCTTTAGCCCCTGTGCCTTCCCTTAGCACACGCGCGCCGTGTTGACAAGTAGGCAATGGATGTGCTCCCACTTTCTCAGCTAATAGCTCTAAAGCGTTGTCAAATACAGGATCTAAATCAGCCGGTGGCTCAATAGTGGTATCCCATACTATTTCCGCTGTTGGATTTGTTGCCTGTAAAAACTCTTTATGACTTTCTGTGCGTACACGTATTGGAGTGTCTGACTTAGCTTCATTAACCTTAGCCATTTCAAGGCTGCTTGCTCGCTTTCCTTTAGCACTAAGTCCGAGGTTAGCCAGGCATCTTCCAATTGCGCTCGTTTCGCAATTCTCAAACCAAAAATCGCGATCAACACCCCTATCCTTGCGAGCACCGCGCGCATAACCAATAGCGGAAGCAGCAGTATCAACGTGGGTACGATAAGCAACTGCCTTAAATATAACAATGCCTTTTTCTTCGTCATTGGTAATGAGTTCTGTGAGTATTGAGCCGTCTTCATAGGTTTCATAGAATTTGTGTATCCTCGTATCTACATCTTCATAGTTTGCTAAATTAAACATCTAGTGTTTCTCCTTTTGCATAGTCAATTTGTTCCTTCAAAGTCCAAGTGCTGCCATCTGGCCATTCTTGAACTTCATTGGCGCAAGATTGGCAGTAATGCCTGACAATCAACTTGCCATATCGCTTGCTAGTTATTTGCCATACAGCTTGGGTTTGTCCACGTAAACTGTTAGTGCCCCATCGGCCTTTGCAGTAATCACACCAAGTTCCCTTAGGTGACCTAGAAAGCATTAAGATCATTCCAATCCTTGACGGCAAGTTCTCCGGCAATGGCGAAGTAGGCAACGGCATCCACCCAAGAATCGTGATTTGATTTAGTTTCCATGATTCTTGCAAGCTTGACCAATGCCATACAGATTGCAATGTCCATCGGCTCAATTGGTCTTTCAAAGTAGGATTCCCACAGCTTTGCCGTTCGTAACATAGTTTGGTCGTAATGACCATGCGTTGACCCTCTGTTAATGATTGTGTCGTTAGCATTAGTCAAAATGTCTTTCGCTCGCAACTGTTTTCCCTCGCCTGTACCCATCTGCCCAGCCTTCCTTATATCCTTTTTCCTTAATGAATACACCGATTGTGTATGCACTTAACACAAATAGAAAACACCATAACGCTAACTCAAGCAAACGCATATCATTCAACATCTGCACTCACCCCATGTACATCAAGAAAATAGGCAGCAAGAACAGCGCGACTTATTCTGCCGCGTTGTTGGCTCATGCCTAGTTTCTTTTTAGCGTAATCACGTATGTATGAAGCTCGCACAAAGTGTTTGCCATCGGTATACGCACCCGACTTACGATCATACTTAATCGTCATGCCCTAAACCCCTTTCAAATAGGATTTCAAATCCTATTTTGAAGGGTTTATATGCTATTTGTCAAGATACGACACGCCATCATAGTTATCCATATGATCATCAATTGTTCTATGGATTGGGAAAATATCCTCAACCATATCGCTTGCCTTCAACCAGGAAGCTGCCATCTTTTTCTATTGGAATAGCTACTGGCTGGACACGCTTTCGGTCTATATAAATGATTCCAAAACCTTTTTGCCAGTTAAACGTTCCACGTGTGTAATAGGCTTGGCTCTCATCCATCAAATGTCCAACTTCAAAGCCTGTCAAAACACCCCTTAAAACGCCCCCAGAAGCCGTTGTAAAGCTTGAAATCCCCTGTCTATGGGTATGACCACAGACCACCGATAAACCATGCCTCTTAGCCGATTCTAGGGCCGTTAAACCCCCTTGTGGCTTGGTGCTCTGTTCATCACCATGAACCATTACCCAGCCATCATGGAACTGATATGGCTTAGTATGGTAGGTAATGCCTAAATCATCCAGGTGTAGAAACTTCTCTATAGTCAATTCAGGCAGACCAATGAGCCCAGGCAGGCGCTTGCTTAGTGAGTTGTAAAGCCTTGATCCGTGATTGCTTCGGCTGAGATGTCGTACTTGAAGCTCGGCGAGAACACGCACAGTTTCGTCACGATCTCTACCAATGCTTCCTGACCACTCATCCCTACCGGTTGACCACCGGCTAATTGTCTGGAAGTCAATCTCATCGCCCACACATAGAACGTCATCAGGTTTGTATTTCCTGATGAACTGTGCGACATTCTTAACTGCTTTCTTATCGTGAAAAGGTACTTGTAAGTCTGATATGACTACAATTCGCTTAATCGTCATCCTCATCTTCATCTTCATATGGAGAATGATTAGGATTCTGTATTACCCAATCAGGTAAACGCAACTGTTCTTCAATGTACCAGCGCGCCCTATCTTCACCATATCCAGCACGGACTAAGGCTTCATAACATTCAACAATTGATGCAGCCCATATATCTATGGGTAGGAGAATGTCAGCCTTTGTTCTACGCGCAGCGGCTTCTTTCCGCTTACGCTTAGCGGCTTGTTCGCTTTTTGATATTTTTCTTGCGCTCATGAGTAAGCAATTCTAAGACCATTGATTCAAGTTTATCTATGCGCGACACGATATTTGATGCCTCAAGTATTGACGGCACTTCATGCCTAATAATGTATCTAAGCCCACCGACAATAAGCGCACAGCAGGAAAGTATGGCAGCTACAAAGCCTGCCCATTCGGCCGGGCTCAACGCCGACCAAACGCCGTATCGTTAGGATTTAACCAACGTAGGATAACCGGAAGGCTTGCCGCAAGTGCAGCGTTGCCAATCGCCTGAAGATCCCAACCCACCGCTAGGTAGGTTGCTATTCCTGCTGCCAAAAAGCTTCTTGCCCAACTTGCTGCTACTGCCTTTGCTTGCTCCATTTAAGGGCTCTCCTGTCAATAGGGGAATTTGAAACATACTGCCATCTGTATCGCCCTTAGCAGTAAAGCTAACGTGTATATGTGTCTTGTGTGGGTTTATCCCGGTGTATTTTCTCCATTTGTAATTGCGTTTGTAGCTGGCAATTTTGCCGTTGAAGATGATATAAGAGATTCTTTTATCAAGTCTGGCAAGTAATCGTAGCTGATCCGCAAAGTCATAGGGCTCCGCTTTGTGCGACCTGAAATCAGCGTCAATGTCAATGGCACGTACAATGCCTTCAGCAGTAGGATTGTGATCGGACTTACGCGCTGAATGACGTTTATCACCGATCCAGCCATCTGAAGTTCTATCTCTATCGGGGAACGCATCATCTACCTGCTCGCGTAGTTGTATTCCTGCCTTGCATAGCTTTGCCATATCTATTTATTATAGCATTTAAATAGCACAATCCCTCAAGATTATGCTAAAGACCGAGAGCTTTAAGATCATCTAGGTCTAAACCTAAAGCAACTAACTTAGCTTCGGCTGCCGTCTTAGCTTCTGTCTTAGCTTTTATCTCTGCTTCTTTAGCTGCTTCATTTGCTAAATCTTTAGCTACTCTTGCTTCATATTCTGCAAGTTCATCATCGTTCATTTCTCGAACTTCATCATTTATTTGAATCATAGGTCTTTTCATCATATTCCTAACTGTTCGCAAATCCGTAAATTTTAACTGTGCCACCCGTAATATTTCCGCCGCCATCGACCAAAAGCGTAAAACCAGTATGTTGAGTATTTGATTGTTCGCTACCCCAGGTTATTACATTGGTAACATTATTCACGGCTCTCATAGCATCTGCTTTATACGCTGTTGCTTTTGCTAAATTAGGCCCAAATAAATAAACAAGTCCAGACATAGAATCTGTCGAACCGGTTGCGGCATACCTGATATTAGATGCAGCATTGTTGCCATCGCCATTAAATGTATTACTGGTTGGGCTAAAATACCAAGTATTTTCTTTATACCCAGAAGTCGTTGAACCCAATTGCAATTGCAAGTTTAGGCTTGCACTCATAACACCGCCGCTAATTAAAATTAGATAATTATCGTAAGCGCTAGAAAATACACTTGTTACCGCAACTGAAGTAACTGCGTTTCCAAAGGTTTGTGTTTTAATTAAAGTTAATCCAGCAGCTCCACCAGCAGCACCCCACTCAGGAGCAGTTGCACCTGAATTGACTTTAAGAACCTGACCTGCTGTTCCAATGCCTAATCTTGCAACTGTATCGGCAGCAGTTCCATAAAGTAAGTCACCAGCAGTAGTAATAAGATCGGTAGAACTATTAGTAATAACTGGTATCGGGCCAGTACCACTTGCTACTGATATACCTACACCAGCTTGCACTTCAGTTATATCGCCTGCACCGCTAACGCCTACCCAAGCTGTACCATTGTAAACTTCAACTGCATTGGTATCCTGTAAATAAGACACCATACCTTCAGCTAATACGCTAGTAAGCGCGCTAGTGCGAGCAGCAGCAGAAGCAAACACCATAACTGTTTGCTCATTTAAATACGTATTGACTTGAGCTGCTGTAAGCACATCCCCGGTCTGAAACAACTTATAACCTGCGCCTGCCATATTTCTCCTTAGTAGCTCAGACTATCTGAGCCTAGTATACCTGATACATCTGAATTTAGGACAAAACCTGCCAATAAAGGTTCTGTGGTGTATAGCGTAGTCATCCAGGATGACTTTGTTATATCGTGATGGATGGCATTTACAAGGCTTGATTGCACTACGCTGGATGAGCCAGGGGTAGTCTTAGTAACTGTCACCCCATCTAGTAATTCTATATCTATGCCTGCTAAAGGCTTATTGGGGTTAACATCATCATAGAGATTCAGCTGAATGCTATCTATGCGTATCTCAGGGTCTTTACGTGTGGCTAGGATGCCTTGAGCCTGATTTAAAGCTTCAGCATTTGTCTGTACCAATATGCCTGAGCGTGTGCCTGAATGAAGGAAGAACTTATCAATTGAATCTTGGTCAAAGGCATTCTGAGCTGTACCGCCTAAGCGTGTGATAGTAACGTCATTAATGAGCGTAGTATCGTCTAACGCTACTACTGCATTGGTGTAGGAGATGTCCACGCCTTGATCACTAAACTCATAGACCGGGAAGGCTGGGTTGGATATTAGGTTGTTACGGCTGACAAAATCTACCTTGCCATTGACATCAACAAAGATGCCGCCAAACTCGCTCTGCTCTACTGTAAATAGGGCTTCTAAGGCATCTCTGGCGGTTCCTGGGTCTGCCTGTAAACTGGAATCACCAGTATCTATATTTCGTAGGCTTATAGGCCATTCTATCTCGTCTAGGATGGCATTCACGCGAGCCCCTGAGAGCTGCACCCCTGAGCCTGCTACTGTGTCTATGGCTGAGCCTGCCAGCAGTTTGAAGCCATCTACGCATTTAAGGGTAACTGTGCTTAGTTCATCATTGCCTTGCTTAAAGCCAGTATCGTAATTGGTAATGAAACCTGAGAACAAGAAGTAGTCATTGCTTGCATAGGTAGCAAATATGATTATCTGCCTTAGGGGTACTAAATTAGGGTAGTAGGCGCTATTCGGGTTGGTGGGATTCCAATCACCATTCTGATCATAAAGAACTACGTTAGCGGTTCCAGCCTCAAACTTAGATGTAATTCGGTTGCGACCCCGGCGTATATTTACTCTTGTTACTAGGTCAGTAATCTCAACTGGCAATGTGCCAGAGCCAAGCGTATTAGTACCTAAAATACCTTCAGTAAGGCTATCTAGGATAAGTGGGTTAATTTCAAATGCGGTATCGCTATCAAAGTCAACGAATACCCTGATTGTAGGTGCTGGCATTAGATAGCTATGCTGCTAAACAGCAAGCCCTTTCCAGTTCTTTGATATTCGTATTGAATGTCAGTTATAGTTTCAGCTAAATCTTCAGCTGCTATTACTGAACCTTCTACGTTAACAGTTACATTTACTTCAGGAACTAATCCTTGGCTAGTGGCTGCCTCTATAGATTGATTTAAATACTCATTTGCCAATTCAAGGCTTGCTAATGCTGCTGCTAAATCTGCTGCTGCAAGGCTTTCCGTTAGTAGGGTTGTGGCATCTACGTAAGCATTGGCGGCATCTACTGCTTCTTGAGCTGCTGCTGCTTCTTCTGGTGTTGTTGCTGCTGCAACTGCTGCCGCTGCTTGCGCTACTGCTGCTACTGCATCTGCTGAAGATAGTGCAGCAAAAATTGCCGATGCGTTTGCTGCCTCTAAAAAAGTTTCTGCCTTATCGGTCTTGGCTGCTAATACATTGGCATTAGTTGTAGCTTTTCCTGTAGCAATCCCTGTCATTAATTCATTTAAAGCCATTTGTTGCTTAGCTAATGTGTCAAACAAATCTTTGATGTTCTTTTTAGCGGCATCAAAGTAATCGCCCCATTTGGCAAACGGATCGTTTGCTTCAAGCGTAGTTAAAGATTCTGCTAGTTCTAAGGTTTGCTTTTGTATTGTTTCTAGCCTTGCAGATAGTTTTTCTGCCTTATCAGCATCTTCTTCTAAGATAGCCTTCATAAGCAACAAGCGTGTGCGTTCTTCTTCAGTAATTTTGCCCTGTAACGCTGCTTCAATTTGTATCTTCTCTAAATCAAATACTGCCTTTGCTCTAGCAAGTGCAGCCTGATTCTTTTTGTCTTTCTCAGATAACTTAACGGCTTTGTCGCGCTCTTTAACAATCTTCTTTTGTAATTCTAATTGTTTAGCATGATCACGCAGCAAGGCAGGGTTTGCTCTAGTTCCACCAAAGCCAGGCGTTGGGAAAAATTGATTCTTTATAGCATCTAATTTAGCCTGTTCACCAGCATCAATTTTAAATCCTGTGCCTAAAAACTCACGCGTGTAAGCCAAACTAAATGCTAATGAATTAAAAGCTGATCCTAAGAAGTTGGCAGCATTGGCAATACCAGATAACACTTTATCAAAATCGCCATCTGCTAACTTTTCTAAAGCCTGTAAAACATCTTCACCAATAATCTTGGCAGCATCATCTAGAGCTGTGCCTAACCTGTCTATTTTGCCTTGATACGAATCGGCAGCAGCAGCGGATGTGCCTTTGAACTCAGCATTAAGCGTTGCTATTGCTTCAGCAAAACCCATAGCTTCAAGTTCGGCAGATGTGTATCTTGTCTGGATTTTTCCTAGTGAAGCAAAGTTGCCGTTAAAGGCTCTTGTTAGTGCGTTAACAGTTGCATCCAGACTTGCGCCCGTGCCTGCTGCTAAATCAAGTGCTGTGTTTAGTAATTGGGTTGCTTGCTCGGCATCTAACGTAGTTGCTACAAGATCACGTATGGCTGGGCGTAATTGTTCCCCCGAAACGCCTGTGGCTAATTCTGTTTGCTTGATAAACGCTTCTAAGGCTGGAACGTTGTAGGCTAAACCTAAATTGTTTAACGATACTGTTAATTGCCTTACAGCCTTGTCTTCAGCAGCAAACGCGGTGATTGATTTTTTTAGGGCACCAATACCGGCAATAGCCAAAAATGTGCGCTTAGCCGTCTTTCCTAATTTATCAAACTTTTTTTCTAATGCAGATGATCGTTTTTCAGCTTTGATAAATCCAGCATCTTTAAGTTCGCCAATGATGCGAACAACAATGTTAGTACTCATTAAGCCACCTTCTTGTAATCATAAAGCACAGATTGCCTGTTAAAATCTTCCCTTGCTTTGTTTATAGCATTCATAATAGCTGCAACCGCTTTGCCTTGGTTTTCTGCATAAGCTGCATAAAGTAAACGACCACGGGTTTTTGGGTTGCTTGCTTTGTAATTCTTCAATTCTCCAACGTGAGCATCTAGCCTATTAATCATCATGTTGCCTGCATCTGGATTATTGCTCTGACTATCTTTAGTGGTCTTGACACGCATTGTGCGACCA